CATAAACGCTTTCTACGATGCAGCTGCTGCACTCGATGAGAAAGGAGTATCTGGCGAAGGTAGAGTAGCTGTACTCAACCCAAGACAGTACTACGAACTTATCCAGAACGTAGAAACAAACGGCTTAATCAACCGTAACGAGAGAGGAGATGCAATTCAGTCCGGAAACGGCATCATTGAAATAGCTGGTATCACCATCTACAAGTCAATGAACATCCCATTCTTTGGTAGATTCGGTACTAAGTTTGGTACAGGTTCTGCAACAAACCCCGGTGTAACAGACCCCGGAAACACAGGCAGCTTCACAGAAGTTGTTATGGAAGACGAGACAGCTGGTTCATCTACAACCAAGACTGTTAACTCTTATGGTAATGGTAACTCCGACTTTGAAAACTCATGCGGACTTATCTTCCAGAAAGAAGCTGCTGCTTGCGTAGAAGCAATCGGCCCACAAGTACAGGTAACATCTGGAGACATTTCAGTTGTATACCAAGGTGACGTAATCTTAGGTCGCCTAGCTATGGGTGCAGATGCACTTAACCCTGCTGCTGCTGTTGAGCTATTCGCTGGAACAGCTACAAAGCCCGGTTCTTTCTAATTTATATTTTATACGGGAGCTTCGGCTCCCCTTTTTTCTTATGGCGACCACAACTATTGACACCGATACCGAACTATCCGCAGTGAACTCTATACTGGGAGCTATCGGACAAGCACCTTTAACAACACTTAACTTTGATAATCCAGAGATATCTTTTATCTTCAATCTACTTCGTGATGCTAATGTAGACACACAGGCAGAAGGTTGGCATTTCAACACAGAAAAGCATGTAACCTTTGCAAGAGATGCAAACGGTAAGATTGCTATAGGTGATGATATATTGTCTATGGATTTACATGACAATCAGGCAAGAAGAACATTTGATCTAGTACGTCGTAGTGGATTCTTGTATGATAAAATCAAACACACTGATGTATTTACACAAGACTTAGATCTTGACATTGTTAGATTGTATAACTTTGAAGATCTACCTATTGTATTTAGAAGATATATTACATACAGAGCTTCTAGAACCGCAGCAACACAACTGGTTGCTAACGCTGGACTTGTAAGATTGCTTGGAGTACAAGAGCAACAGGCAAGAGCAGCACTACAAGAGTATGAGTGCAATCAAGCTGACCACAGCATGTTCGGCTTTGAAGATGAATCTGCATACCAAACTTATCAACCTTGGAGAAACCTTAGACGATAATGGCAGGCGTAACACAAACTATACCACAATACTCGTTAGGCATATCAGAACAGCCTGACAACTTAAAATTTCCCGGTCAGGTAACAGATGTAGTCAACGCTATACCAGATGTAACTAAAGGACTATTTAAAAGACCGGGTGCTAAAAGAATCGGAACTGATGCTTTGTCTAGTGTACAGAGTGGTGGTTCTTGGTTTCATTACTTTCGTGACGAGACAGAAGGATCATACATAGGTCAGATTGCAGCTGATGGACAAGTCAGAGTCTGGCGTTGTACCGACGGTCAGTTGATGACTACAGCTTATGGCACAGGTGGACAGACAGCTATACAAAACTATCTAGCTACTAGCACACCAGAAAACATACAGACACTTACAATCAATGACACAACTTTTGTTACTAACCGTGATACTACTAATGCTAACACTCTCGTTGGGACAACGGGAACTACAGATGCTACACCAGATCCTCATTTCGCATTTGTAGAACTATTACGTACAGAAAACGGTAGGCAATATGGTTTAAATTTATTCAATAATGCTAACGTAACAACTCTTAATCGTGCAACACGTATAAAAATTAGCAGCAATACTCTAGACGAGTCTGATGGTACAGGCTCTTGTCCGGGTATAGGCACTGAAGTATTTAGTATAGACTCAGGAAGTAAAACAAACTTAATATTTAGACTTACAACTCTAGGTCAACAAGGCGTGAGTCCTAATTACACAGGTAGTACTGGGCCGCAGGGTAGTGATTATAGATGTAGTTATCAGCCAGATGTAACACTTCTTCATGGTGGTGAAGGGTGGACTACAGGTGATACTACAACTGTAACTATGGAAGGATTTAACTATACAATACGTGTAGAAGATCACGAGACTACTCAGGTAAATGCAAACTTAAAACTGATACGTCCAGAGCCTACACCATTTGACTCTGACACAGCTGTTACTGCTGATACTATTCTTGGCGGAATACTATCTGAGCTACCAACAGGTATATCAGGTAAGGTTATAGGTACAGGTCTATACTTATCTAGTAACTCTGAGTTCAATGTAGAGGTAGTAGAAGAAGATCTCATGCGTGTTATGCAGAGTTCAGTCAACGATGTTACTAAGCTACCTAACCAATGTAAGGATGGGTATATAGTCAAAGTTGCTAACTCTCGTATGGCAGATGAAGATGACTATTATCTACGTTTTGATGGTGAGAACAATAGAGATGGATCTGGCTCATGGTCAGAGTGTGCAAAGCCGGGTATAGCTAAGTCCCTGACTAACATGCCACTTGTAATACAGCGTACAGCTATAACTACATTTACTGTCAAACAGTTTACGTATGCTGATAGAGAGGTAGGCGATGATGTAACTAACCCACTACCTACGTTTGTAGGGCAGCGTATCAACAAAGTACTATTCTTCCGTAATAGATTAGCACTGCTGTCAGGTGAGAACGTTGTAACATCTAGACCGGGTACGTTAGGAACTCCTGACTTTTTTGTAGAATCAGCACTGACTGTATCAGCGGCTGACCCGATTGATATATCTGCCGCATCTATGTTCCCTTCAGAACTGTTTGATGGTATAGAAATCAACACAGGTTTACTTGTATTCAGTACAAACCAGCAGTTCTTGTTATCATCTGATGACACAGTTCTCAACCCAGATACAGCTAAGTTACGAAGTATATCAACCTTTAGTTATAACAAAGCAATCCCTCCTATATCTCTAGGCACAACTGTTGCTTACGTAGATAACTCTAACAAGTTTAGTCGATTCAATGAAATGGCAAACGTAGCTAGAGAAGGAGAACCGAGTGTAGTAGAAGTCAGTAAAATTGTACCTACACTACTACCAAAAGATATAGACTTACTAACTAACTCTAGAGAAAACTCTATAATTTTACTTGGTAAGACTGGCAGCGACACAGTGTTTGGATATAAATACTTGAACGTTGCAGATAAAAGACAGCAGGCTGCATGGTTTAGATGGAAGCTCAACAATCCTTTGATATATCATTTTATCATAGATGACGAGTATTTCTTTTTAGATAGTGACTACTACCTACAAAGCATTAAACTTATACAGTCTGATAACGACCCCTCAACAAGTATAGATAATGTCGACTTCTTATTACATGTGGATAATCATACTACTGTTAGCGGCGGCAACTTTGACTCAGCTACGAATCTGACTACCTTTTCTGGTGTTAGCTGGCTAAATACAGTTACCTCACCTAATCACGATCTAGTGGTTATTGATGAAGGTGGTACACCAGCCCCTACTGATGGTCAAGGTAGATATGCTAAATGCACAGTATCAGGTACAAGTTTTACTGTACCCGGGAACTGGCAAGGAATAACTCTTACAATAGGTTATTTATACCCATACCAAGTCAAGTTTCCTAGATTTTATCCTATGAAGATGCAAGGCGAAAAGTCTTCATCTGACGTAAACTCATCTTTAGTGTTACACAGAATCAAGTTACACTTTGGAAAGATAGGTCTTTACGAAACAACCTTAGAACGTGTAGGTAAACCAGACTACACAGAAGTATACGAGTCACCTATTCCAGATATTTACCAAGCTTCAAGAGCACCATATCTAGAAGAACATATACAGACTGTGCCCGTATACGAAAGAAATACAAATGTAGATATTACACTTGCATCTTCTCACCCAGCTCCAGCTACGCTACGTGCGTTGTCTTGGGAGGGTGACTATTCACCTAGATTTTACCAACGTGTCTAATTACATACACCCAATCACATTGGAGGCTGCTACAGAAGTGGCCTCTAATCTCCGTCCAGATGACCTCAGAGAGGTCGAAGAAGGCCATGGGATAAATCCTACAGCCTTACCATTTCTGATGTCTCAGAACCCATCCTACGTGTATTTCACAGTGCCTGACGGCAAGACTGCTGGCATGGCCGGAGTAGGAAATGAAGGTGACATATGGATGCTTTGCACTCCACATATACACCGATACCCAATTACATTCGCAAGAGAGGCCAAACGGTATGTCGATAGCCGTACTGAGCCACTCCTTTGGAATATAGTCGATATTAGAAACACAGCACATCTTAGATTGCTCAGGTTTCTTGGCTTCAAGTTTTTACGTAAGTTAGAACATGGGCCGAACAATGTAACATTTATTGAATTTTGCCGTGTGCGTAGACGCTAATGCTTCAGCGAGAGCTGCTGCTAGAGAACGAGCTAGACAAAAAGATGCTCAGTTCGCAATCAAAAAACTACAATTCTTTAATAAAGAAGTCGGGCTATCTAGAGCCCAGAATAGAAATGTCATAGGTTACAGTCGTGATCTTAGTGACGCTTATGTACGAGCTGTATATGCCCAAGGTAAGGCTCGTAAGTCCAAACAAAATCTAGTTGCTAAATACCTAGGATCTAAAAAGTTTAGTGAAGGTGGTAGAAGTAAAAAGTTTGGAAGAAAACAATTTGTAAATATGTTAAGAAGACAATCAGACCTAGAAGGTTTTACAGGTGATCTATACGGAAGAAACATGGCAATAGCCCAAGAAGGTTCTAGACGTAGATTCCAGTTTGCTAATGCTAAAGCTCGAGAGAAGCTTGGTATACCAGCTGCATATGGTGCTCCTGTTATGATGCCTCCAACAGATAGACTTACCGGTGCGTTACAAATAACCAGTCAGTTAATAGGTATAGGATCTGGTGTCGCCCAGATAAAAGATTTATGGTAAATTATGGCAACATATTCTAACGTTCGAGGGGTGCGTGACGCATCCCAATCAATCTCTAATACTAACTATCTGCCAGTATCTGCTGACTTAATAGCAGCTATGGATAAGGAAGCTGATTTCCAGATAGGTGATAGAAAAGAGATTGCTGACCAGATGATCGAAATAGAGCAACTTAAGGCATCAGCTCTAGATAAAAGATTAAATGCGATCAGAAGTATTACAGGTGATGTAGGAAAGATAGCTGAAGTTATAGAAGCTAATCGTGCTACTCAAAGAGATCAGGCTCCTGACAGAATACTAGCTAAACAAAGTAAAGCTAAGATTTTACAGGCAGCAGAAAACGATAATGCTATCGAAGGTTTTAAATTTCAAAACTTTTTACTTAATGCTGATAACCCTACCATGGAGTCTATTGATGCTGGTAGAGCGTTTATGGATACTCTACAGGTTGACGAAAGTGTAAAAGGTATACTAAATCGTTATGAAGATAATATAAGTGTGCTTAATGATGTAGGTGCATCGGTTGGTATTTTTGAAGCTGATAGCTTTGATGAGTTTGAAACAAAAGCTAAACAAGTCAAAACCTCTCTCTATGATACACTATATCTAAACATGTTACGAGCTGGATTAGATATAAATAATCCTAGACTAGAAGACCAAATATTTAAAAGACTACACGATAAAGTAGAAAACGAAATAAATGCTATGCGTACCAAGTTTGGGTATGGGTATGAAGAAAGATTTGAAGCTGCACAAAACAAACTGTTTGATGAAAAGATAATAAATGCTATTGCTGGTGCTAACGCAAAAGATGCAACCGGTGCTGTGCTAGATGATACTTTCTGGTCTAAGAATGGTGTTGTTGCACAGTATTCTGCACGTAAAGGTGTGACGCTACCAGATGCAACAGAGTATGTTGTAGGTAGACTAGGTACAATGGTTGAAGATGGTACCATTAAAAATACAGAAGAAGCTTTGACTTTGCTGAACGGTATACCTTTTTACGGTGCTGATGGTAAAAAGTATGATAACTTTGAGGCATGGGTAGAGACACTTAAAGAAGGCAGCGAGTCTGAGCGTAGAGCGTCTGCACTATTATTTAATTTTAAGGTAAAGGTAGCTAACACTTTAAAAACAAAACGTGAAAATACTATAGCAGTAAACCAAGGTGAGTTTGACAGATATGTCGAAACACGTGCAGTACCACTTATAGAAGAAAATAGAAAAAGAGGAGTTATCGGACTTGAAGAGTCGCAAGCTGAAGCTATACTCACAGAAGCTAAGGGGCAGCCATGGTATTCAAATGAGTTAACTTTACCTAAAAAACTTGAGATAGCCATAGAGCAAGCTACTACTGGTGGCACAGCTGATAAAAAAGTTATAGCTAAACAAGCTTACTCTGAACATTTAGATACAGCCAAAAAGCGTCTTCAAAAGATGGTTGCTAGAATTAAGAACCAAGATGGTGATATTACTAAGTTAACTGATGAAGATGACGATAAAGTTGAAAGAATGTATGGTGCGTATGAAGCTGAGTTTTTTGGTGAGAATAATGAAAATATAGAGGCTTTTGAGCAGCAACAAGCAAAAGGCGAGATAACTCTAGCTAACTATGGACTTGGCATCAGAAAAAATATAGAAGCAAACCATACAGATTATGACGAGCCTAGAGGTAACACTCGACTCAGTGAAACAAAACTACAAGCTTATGTAAATTTACAGACTAAGCTAAGTAAAGATGGTAGTTTGTTTACTATTGCAGCACCACTAGATGGTGAGCCTGTAGATAAACTGCTAGATTTTGTCACCAACCCATCTGCTAATCAAAGTTTAGTTACATTCTATGAAGGACTTAAGCCACGTATTGTTACAGACAAAGGTGTTAAAGTTTTAACGGGCACACAAGCTGCATATTACAGGGCAAAAGTTCTTGGAATACAAGACCCAACTACTCTACTACCTAACCCAGAGTCAGAGTTTCTAACTGTAAATCAAGAAAACAATCTACAAGATAAGCCTAATGATACTAAAACTCTAATTTCTATGAATGAAAACGAGAGACAAAACTTAGGTAAGTTCTTAGATATTCTAGCTACAGGTGATGAAAACACATACGGTAGGGCTAGAGGTGGTCAAAACTTTGAAACACAGGGTCTAAACAGGTTGACAGGTAATGAAGTACTAAGACTTGCTAGACGTGGTGGTACAGACTTTGGTAGGTATAAATTTACAGGAGCAGCTATTATAGAACTACTTGGTGGCACAAGACCTATCATAGATATGAACGCTCCATTTACAGAAGATATACAAAGTTTTCTTGTCTTAGCACGCTTACGTCAAAAAGCAAATAAATCAAATGCTATACGTGGTGCTATTACAAAAGAAACACAGGACTACAGAAGACTTACTAATCTAACAGATAAAGAAATAGATGCAGTAAACGTTGTATTTCCTAATCTTTTAAAAATGCCTATGAATCAGTTTCAAAACTTACAAGCTGATGTAGCTAAAGCTGTCATAAGTGACCTTGAGAAACTAGAAAGACAAATAGCTGGTCAAAGACAGAAAGTTAAGATAGATAGGATTGAAAGAGAAAGATTAAGAAAAGAACAATTAAACCCAAGAAGACAAGTAACAAGAGGTAGAGAATGACCGACAGTGCACCACAGTACGGAGTAGATGAAGAAGCTCTCGGTCTAGCAGCTCAGAAATCACAAGAGTTTGTAGATGAGCTGTTAGAAAAAGAAAAGGCACGTGAGTCAGTACAAAGAGAAGCTGACCAAGAACAAGATCAACAAGCAGCTGAATTAGAAGACCCTAGAAACGCAGAAACATGGGGAGCTAAAGCTTTAATAAAAGAGGGTCAGTCCATCTTATCCGGTGGTTTACAAGACACTGCATCCTCTATCGCAACCTTTCCTGAGCGTACAGTAGATGCTTTGTCAGGAGAGATGCAACGACAACGACAAGAAACTGGTACATACAAACCAGACTGGACACCGTTTAAATCATATGACAACCCTATAGAAACCAAAACATGGTGGGGTAAACAGCTAAGAGGTCTAGTACACTTTGGATCTCTTGCAGCTGGTACAATATTAGCAGCAAAAGGTGCAGCAGCAACAGGTATCATCGGGTTGCCTGCTGGATTAGTAGCACTAACCAAAGGTAATGTAGCCAGAGGTGCTGTAGTTGGAGCTGTGTCAGACCTTGTATCGAAAGAGTCTGATGAAGCAAATGCTTTAGGTGCTTTACGTGATAGGTATGGGTGGTTTGATACACCCTTATCTACTAGAGATACAGACCATCCTGTAGTGATGAAAATAAAAAACATTGTAGAAGGTATGGGCTTCGGCTTATTCTTTGATGGTTTAGCATACACACTAAAGAAAGGTGGTAAGCCTGTAGTAGATCAGATTATAGCACGTAACAAAAATATAAAAGATCAAACTGTAGAAGCTGGTGTAGCCCAGTTACGTAGAGGTGACGAAGAGTTTAGAGCAGACAAAAACGCACCACTTGCACAACCACATCAAGGTGCACATGTATCACAAACAGATGCAACTACTGCACGTAGACAACTAGAACGTACTCGTAAAGAGTGGGGAGCTGAAGAAGGTTCTGCTGGTTCTGTGACTACACCTGTAGAACGTGAGCGTATTGCACAGTATGGTGGTACTGATGAAAAAACAGTCGAACGTGTAATGCGTGACTTGATGACAGATCAAGGTTTTAAAGCTAAGATGAAAGCTGCAAAAGGTAACTTAAAATCTCTTGCAGAAAGATATGGGGATGCTGTAGCTACACATCAAAAAGTTACAGTTGGTAGAAACGCAGTAGATTTTAAGGGAGCTGAGTATTTAAAAGATGTACTAGAAGCTGAAAGAGACTTGATAGATGGTGAAAGAATCCTAAAACCAGAAAAAGTTATAGCAGCTGACCTTATTATGGGTACACTTTTTAGACAGCTACGTGATACTGGTATCGCTGCACGTGAAATAGCTGACATAGTAGATATTACAGATATAGATGGGCCAGCTAAACAAATTGCTGACACCATGCTTATGCTTGTATACGAAACTAAAAAAGCTAGATTTACATTATCTGACGCATTTAGACAGTTAGGTGCTGGTAAAACTAGAAAACAGGCTATTGAAGAAGCAGTTAGAGCTGACGTAGAAGATGCAAAAGAATCTATTATGTCTATACTTAAGATTGTGAAAGATGATAAAGATGATGATATGCTAAATGCAGTTATCGAAGCATTTTCTATGATGGACGATATAACAAGTGTAGAAGATTTTGACAACTGGGCTCGCACAGTTATAAAAGGTGGTAAACTAAACGCTGGTGACATTGATCGTACTGGTGCTTTGATACGAGAGCTAGAAGGTGTAATGACAAACAGTGTATTGTCTGGCCCTAAAACACCACTTCGAGCTATTATGGGTACAGCAAGTGCAACATTCTTAAGACCGTTATCTGCTAGTTTAGGTGCTGTTATTCGTTATCCCTTTACAGGTGATGCTACTACAGTTAGAGCTAGCCTTGCAGCAGTAAATGGTATGATAGAAGCTATACCAGAGTCATTTACTTTATTTAAGAGTAAACTAAACTCATACTGGAAAGGCGATTTAGCAAGTATTAAGACTAGATACTCTGAGTTTACTAGAGGTGATGCAAACTGGGAGTTGCTACGTAAATGGGCAGAAGATAGTGGTAGAGCTACACCCGGCGACGTTGCAGCATTTAGATTAGCTAACATAGCCAGAACTTTAAATGACAGTAACTTTTTAACATACTCTACTAAGATTATGGCTGCTACTGACGATGCGTTTGCGTATATTCTTGGTCGTGCTAAGATGCGAGAAAAAGCAATGCGTAACGTATTAGATCAGCAAGCTGCTGGTGTATCAACACCGAAGATAACACCAGAACTTATGAGAGCATATGAAGATGACTTTTATGCACAAGTATTTAATCCAGATGGTAGTATAAGTGATAAAGCTACACAGTTTGCACGTGCAGAGGTAACACTTACACAACCACTAACAGGCTTTGCAAAAGGTCTAAACGATATATTTACAGCTACACCATTACTTAAACCATTCTTTTTGTTTGCTAGAACAGGTGTAAACGGACTTGCACTTACAGGTAAGTACACACCCGGTTTTAACTTCTTAGTTAAAGAGTTTAACGATATTGCTTTAGCACGTGCTGATGA